ACCATTGAAACAGATGAAGATGATTTACTAGGTGGATTCAGATTGATTAATGGTGAAACTAAGTTTGTGCCAGGTCCTGTTATTCAGGCAATGGAAAGAGGGTGTACTTTATTGTTAGACGAATGTGTTTTAGGTTCTAACAAGTTACTTGCATTACAACCTGTTCTAGAAGGTAAAGGTGTTTTTCTTAAAAAGATTAATAAATGGGTAACACCAAAAGCTGGTTTCAATGTGATTGCAACTGCAAACACTAAAGGTCAAGGTTCTGATGATGGAAGATTTGTTGGTACTAATGTTCTTAACGAGGCGTTCTTAGAAAGATTCGCTGTTACAATTGAACAACCTTATCCAAGTGCTTCTGTTGAGAAGAAAATTATTATCGGTAGTATGACTAAGTACATGAGTACAAAACCAGATGAAGAATTTGCAGAGAACTTAACAGTTTGGGCAGAAGTTATTAGAAAAACTTTCTATGACGGTGGGGTTGATGAAATCATTTCTACTAGAAGACTTGACCACATTGTTAAGTCATACTCAATCTTCAAAGATAAAATGAAATCAATTGAGTTGTGTGTATCAAGATTTGATAATGATACTAAGGATTCATTCATAGACTTATACACTAAGATAGACGCTGGTGAAGATGTACAGGGTATTTCTAGTGATGATGAATCAGAAGATGAAGTAGTTGAAAATACTGTAAACTACTAAATGATATCAGTCTAGTTTTTCTCATTCGTGGGGGGTTTCTACTGACTTTAAATGAAAAAAACCAATGATACCTCAGAGTGTGCCGGAGAAATCTGGTACACTTTTTTTTACAAACTATAAGTTTTGTTTGTATAAATAAAGGTGTGAATGCCTAATGGGTTCACAATAAAATAAACTTTGCTTAATAATAAGGAGGCTTACCTATGGTAAAACTAACACATTTTGATATAAATCAAATCACACCATTTTCGATTGGATTTGATAGAGTCTTTGATAGACTTGTAGATTATGGAACAACCTACGAAACAGGTGGATTCCCACCATACAATATCAGAAAGACTGATGACTTTAAACATGTTATTGAACTTGCTTTGGCAGGATTTAGTAAAGATGAAATAGAAGTTGTTTTGACTGATGGAGTTCTAGTAATTAAATCAGCAGATTTGCTCAGTCAAACTGACCCTAATGAGGGTTTAGTTCATAAAGGAATTGCAAAAAGGTCTTTCACTAGAAAGTTCACACTTGCAGATGATATTGAAATCAAAGATGCAAAATTGAAAAATGGTTTACTTGAAATAGAATTGGAACAGATTGTGCCAGAACACAAAAAACCAAGAACTATTAAAGTAAAATAATTTGAAATAAGTGTTAGGAATGGGTTGACAAAACCTGTTCCTATACATTATAATAAGTGCAAGATTGAATAAGGAGAATATATTATGAGTGATAAGAATATAAATGATGCTGATATGGGTGTGGGTGGTATTGATAGATTCAATTCTGAAACTGGCAAATCCGAAATAATTAGACCAAGTGAAATGGGTGATAAACCATTTACAATAGATGATTATAATGCACAGATGAAAGCTGCACAAGATAAACGAGAACAAGGTGAAAATATTATGAGTGAAGAAACACAACAAGTAGATACAGGTGAACCTGTACCAGAAAATCCAGGCGGTATTGAAATTGCCTTTAGACCAAAAACAGCTGTCAATATTATGAGGTGTCAATTCCCAAATGAAATTACAACAGAAATAAATCAACACATTGAAGATACAATTATTCCAAATAATGTAGACCATTCAGAAGGTCTTGTTGGACAGATTAGACAGAATAAAGAAAAGTCAGCTCAGTTAACTTTTCCACATAAAGGTGATGAAGTTGGTGAAATGTTTGGTAGTGTATTAGAAAGACTTGCAAAAGAATTTGTGAATAGGTCAATGGGTGAAGAAACAGAATGTAAAACTTCTATAGAATCAATGTGGACTGTACATAGTTATAGTGGTGATTACAATCCAATACACGACCATGGCACTAAAACACCAATGGGTGTATCGTGTATCATGTATTTACAAGTTCCTAGATGTATTCAAACACTAGGTAATCCTGCTGAAGAATTTGAAGGATTAAATGAATCTTCTGGTGCAGTAGATGGATTTACATATTTAACATGGGGTTCAAATGGAATGAGAGATGTTAATATGATGCGACCTATTACAGAAGAATATGTTAAACCAGAAATTGGTACATTGATTATGTTCCCTAGTTGGTTAAGACATGGTGTTATGCCTTTCTTTGGAAAAGAAGATGATGAAAGAAGAACATTTTCTGCAAACATCAATGTAACTTTAGGCGAATAAGAGTGAGTTTAAAAGACCTTTCAGATTCTTTAGGTACAAAACAAAAAGAAAATTTAAATTTTGAATCTCATGCATCAATAAAAACTGTTCCTGCTTATAAATTATTAGCAGTACAGTTTCCAGATGCATTTGTTGATGACATTAACAATCATATTGATAATGTAATTATACCTAGTAATGTATCTCATGAAAGTCAGTTAGTTGGACAGATTAATCAAAACGAAAAATCTGCTCAATGGACTTTTCCTTTAGATGATAAAATGGGAAAAGATTTTAAAACTGTTATAGATAGATGTGCAACTAGTTTATTAACAGATAAAATTGGATATAGTCGTGGTAGTATTGCAGAAGCATTTGAAGCTTGGAGTGTACATAGTTATGCTGGAGATTATAATCCTTTACATGCACATGGTTGTCATACACCAGCAGGACTATCCATGATAATGTATTTAAAAGTACCAAAGTGTATTGAAGAAAAACCAGAGTTTCCTACATTACATAATGCAGCTGGTGGTATTGATGGATTTACAGGTTTGATAACATCAACGAATACAATCAATGATGTTTATAGATTAAAGTTAGATGCACAGGAATACATAAAACCTAAGAAAGGATTTATGATGATATTTCCTAATTGGTTACAACATTGTGTCATGCCGTTTTTTGGTGATGGAGAACGAAGAACAATGTCTGCTAACTTTAATATTAGAGATAGTAAAGAAACACAAGAGCAATTTAAATCACCAACATTGACAAAAGAAATTAAAAACTAAAGGAGTTATATTATGAAACTAAGTGAACACACTATTGAAGTGTTGAAAAACTTTGCATCAATAAATCAAAACCTTGTTATCAAGGAAGGTAGTACATTAACAACAATGTCTGCTATGAAAAATATTGTTGCAAAAGCAGATGTAGAAGAATCATTCGATAAGGAAGTAGCAATCTACGACCTAAATGAATTTCTTGCTTCTATATCTTTATTTACAAGTCCTATTTTAGATTTTAAAGAAGGGTTTGTAACTATTAAAGAAGAAAATAGTCCAAAGAATTCTTTGAAATATTTTTATTCAGACCCATCAGTTGTTACTTCACCAAGTAAAACGATTACTATGCCAAGTAAGGAAGTATCGTTTACATTAAATGGTGAGAACTTAAACAAACTGAAAAGAGCTGCTGGTGTAATCCAAGCACCAGATTTAGTCTTAGAGAAAAAAGATGCTGATGTATTCTTAACAGTTAAAGATAAAAAGAATGATACTGCAAATACATTCTCTGTAGATGTTGATACAACAACAGAAGGTAGTAACTTTAAATTTTACTATAAAGTAGAAAATTTAAAAGTAATGGAAGGCAACTATGATGTAGAAATATCATCAAAGAATATTAGTCATCTAAAATCTACAAACAAAGATGTTGAGTATTGGGTTGCACTTGAACCAGAATCAAGTTATGAATAACAAATTGGACTTTATATTATGGAAACTTTTTTATGGGTGGAGAAACATCGCCCAAGCACTATCAACGATTGTATTTTACCAGAGAACTTAAAGAAAAGTTTTAAGGAATTTGTAGAAGACAAACATATACCAAACTTAATTTTATCAGGTGGGCCTGGCGTAGGTAAGACTACTGTTGCCAAGGCAATGCTTGATGAAATTGGTGCAACATCATTACTGATAAATGGTTCAGAAGAATCTGGTATTGATGTTCTTAGGAATAAAATTAAAAACTTTGCCTCAACTGTATCACTAGAAGGTGGTCGTAAGTATGTAATACTTGATGAAGCAGATTATTTAAATCCTCAATCTACTCAACCTGCTCTTCGTGGGTTTATGGAAGAATTCCATAAGAACTGTGGATTCATTCTAACCTGTAATTATAAGAATAGATTAATAGAACCTCTACATTCAAGGTGTAGTGTGATTGATTTTATTATTGCAAAAGACGATAAACCAAAACTTGCCAAAGACTTTTTTAGTCGTGTTAAGAATATTCTAGAACAAGAAAATATAAAATACGAACCTAGAGTTGTAATGGAAGTATTGACTAAATACTTTCCAGACTGGCGAAGAACTTTAAATGAATTACAAAGATACTCTACATCTGGTGAAATAGATGCTGGTATTCTTGTAAATGTTAGCGAGGTAAATATCAATGAACTTATGGTTGCACTCAAAGAGAAAGAATTCACAAATGTGCGAAAGTGGATTGTGCATAATCTTGACAATGACCCTGTACGCATTTTTCGTAGGATTTATGATAATCTTTACAATCATGTGGATGGTAGTACAATACCTCATGCAGTTCTTATACTCGCAAAGTATCAGTATCAGTCAGCATTTGTTGCAGACCAAGAAATAAATCTACTTGCTTGTTTGACAGAGATTATGGTCGAAGTCAAATGGAAATAGATAATGTATGAACTAAAGGAATATCTCAAAGCAATTAATACTTCCAAAGAAAAACTTATGGATGGTGAAGATGAGCAATGGGAAAAGAAATATCCAGCATACATTATAAACAAGTGTCTAGCACCCTTTCAAGACACCATCTTCCTAGTAAATGAAATGAATATGAATCACCAACTAGATAAGAAATTACAGTTTGATTTTTTACTAAATACTCTAAGAACAAGGTCAAGATATACGCCTTGGCTCAAAGCAAAGAAGGAAAAGGATTTAGAATGTGTAAAAGAGTATTATGGTTATGGTAATGAGAAAGCTAAATCTGCTCTTAATATACTAAATGATGAACAAATAAAAACTATAAGAAATAGTTTAAATAAAGGTGGTAAACATGGAAAATAATGTAAATTGGAAACAGGAGCATATGTTTGAGGTTCTACTAAAAGAACCAGACGACTTCTTAAAGATTAGAGAAACATTATCTCGTATCGGAGTTGCTTCACGAAAAGAAAGAAAGTTATATCAATCTTGCCACATACTTCATAAACAAGGAAGATATTATATCGTTCACTTTAAAGAACTATTTGCACTTGATGGTAAAGATACCAACTTGTCAGAGAATGATATCGCAAGAAGAAATACAATAGTCAAACTTCTAAGTGATTGGGGATTGGTAGAAATGAAAGCAACACCAGAACCTATCGCACCATTAAGTCAAATTAAAATTATTTCATTTAAAGAGAAAGATGAATGGGTGTTGGAAACTAAATATAACATAGGTAAAAAAAGAGAGGTAGAATAGTGGCATATTCAAATAAAGTTTTAGACCATTACGAGAATCCTAGAAATGTAGGAACTCTTGATAAAGAAGACCCAAATGTTGGTACAGGTATGGTGGGAGCACCTGCTTGTGGTGATGTGATGAAACTTCAAATTCAAGTTGATGATAATGGTATTATAACAGATGCAAAATTTAAAACTTATGGTTGTGGTTCTGCAATCGCATCATCAAGTTTATTGACTGAATGGGTGCGAGGTCAAACTGTAGAAGAAGTAGAAAAAATTAAGAATAGTGATATTGCAAATGAACTTGCATTACCACCTGTAAAAATTCATTGTTCAGTACTAGCAGAAGATGCAATCAAAGCTGCACTTGCAGATTATAAAGGTAAACAAGAAGCAATGGGTAAATGGCAACCAGAATAAATTATGGAAAACTTCAAATCGTTCATTACAGAACAAACTGAAACCAAACTCAAAATTTTAGTGCTATCAGATGAACCAGAAAAATCTGAGTTGTTTCACACAGCAAAAAGAATTAAAGAGGAAGGGGCTAAGTTAGGTCATGAGGTTTATGTTGTTTTTTTAGATGGTGCATATATCAAAAATGAGGGTGATATAAAAACTATTCATAATGTAAATGATAAAAAAGGTTTTGTTATAGATAAAAATGATACTTTTGCAATGGTTAGAGGTTCAGTTACGAGAAAAGATTCTTGGTTAAATCTATTATCACAATTAGAAAAGGCAGGTGTTGCTTGTATTAATAATAGAGAATCAGTACAAATGTGTGCTGACAAATATAGGAGTTATCTAAGACTTGCAGAATATGGTTTAAATCAACCCACTACAATTCTGATACCCAACAAAGATGCTGTTAAACAAGCAGTAAAAAACTTAAAAACAGATTATCCTATAATAATGAAAACTCTTAGGGGTAGTAAGGGTGTTGGAGTTTTATTTGTAGAATCAGAAAAAGGTTTAGATAGTATTGCTCAATTAATTTAT